TCACTGGAGAGTCGCCAATGTGCTCTCGATTCTGTTCAGCTTCTGATGTGCCTCATTCAACTCATCCTGCAACCGTTGCTCCTGCTCGCCATAGACCATCAGGACGATACAGCCATTCATCACTTTTACGGTAATCTGTTGCCCGGTATCAAACCCCGCTTCGCGTAGCCACTTGCCGGAAAGAATAATTTTGGGTGTGGATTTGTCGAAAACATTCGGGCGGTATCCCACAATTACCGAACGCTCGGTTCCGGATTGGTCGGTGTCTGGGGTAGAATGCGAATCAGCCATAATCAACTCCTTGATAGTTGATGAGGTTAGCTCTCGTCGGGTACTGCGAATACCAGGCGAGGGCGTTATAAATCAGGTCGTCAGATATAAAAGGTACGTACCTGGTTGGTGGTATACTGCTCTTATAGGTACGTGCATGTCAACAGCTAAACGCGATCCAAATCAGTCTAAATCCGGAAAAGCACCAACTTTCCAGATTCGCATCACACCCGAGTTAAAGGCGCAGTTCGAGGCTGCGGCAAAGGCCGAAGGGATGAGTTTGGGGAATTGGCTCAAAACTTTAGGGAGAAAGGAGTTGGAACGGTTAGGTATTGAGCCACAGGATAAATAGTGAATAGATTAATTGCCCTGTCTTGCGGGAATATTTATAATTTCCATTTTTAGGGCATTTTCTCCTGAGAATATTGCAGCCAATCCCTGTCTAATTTTTAATTTATCGTTTTCTATTGCCCCGTGGGCCATAGGTGAATATATGGCTGTTTGTAATTGAACTCGCTCAAAATCATAGCCAATATCTTTAGCTATCTCTGATAGCAAGTCTAGAAAAAGATTGTTGCTTGTTTGGTTCCATATGGTGCCAGATGCATTATCATTATCAGGGTAAGATGTATTTAAATGTGCAAAGTAAAGTTTCCACGAAGATAATACCTTACTTTCAGAATCGCTTCTCTTGGTTCTTCCTCTTTTTATTTTTCCGTAAAATGCTAAGTCGATCATATTTAATGCGCGAACATGTTCATTAGACAGTCGAGAGTTCTGAGATCGAGTAGCCATAAGTTGTTTGAATATATCAATTTTTAATGATTTTTTCTGAGAATATCTTTCTATAAATTTCTGTGTCTGAATGGCTAATAATGGGCTAATTACAGTAGCAGCAATGGCCATGATCGTAAGGGCTGTGCTCATATGGGATTCTCGTTAATCATAAATGAAAATAGATATTGTGGGCGAGAATTATAAAAGCATGCATATGCTGAGAATATATGGCAAATGGCTGGGATGATATGAGAATTTTGGCGGAAGATCACAGGAGTTCGATATGTAGTTTAATTTCATGTATTTATTGGGATTTTAATATTTACATTCTATTTTTTATACACATCTCTATACACATTTGCTGGACTGACAAACTATCTATTGATAAGTCACCAGTGACAGACCTCAGAAAAAAACTTTTTTTTAGAAAAACTGTTCACACTGTTCACTGTGTATTTTTGTTCATTGAAATCATTATGTTACACGGTGAATGGTTGGTGAACAGTGAACACTTTACTGTTCACTTTTGCCGTTTTGCAGGTAAAAAAAGACCGGCGATTGCCGGTCAGGGTAGGTTATTTCGTTATGGGGTTATCACATTTCGGCAACCAGTCGGCGTTGCTTTCCTCTCTTAGCGTGAGATTGGTTTGTATGCCCTGATTTTTTCGGCGCTTCTCATAATTTAGCCCGTACTCTTTCAGCATGGCTGGCAACCCCTTACCGAACATAGTCAGGCTCAGGGTATTCCTGTAGCCGTGGGCTTCCATATACGCCAGATAGGCATGATACAGATACAGGCGCGGCTGACGCGGAATGATGTTTGCATTGCCAATATACATACCCTCAGGCTCCGGCAGTGCTTCAAGGTAACCACAAAAATCAAATGTCGGGTCGGCATCACGTTTAATACTGAGCGCCTCGTCGGAGTTCTGCTGTGACTGGAGCAGTGCGCGGGCGGTCATCGGGTCGCTGAACCTCTGCATTAGCTGGCGCACAATCACGGCCAGCTCGCGGGCGATTTTGTTCTTGAGCTGCGGGTCGCGCTCTTCCGGGGCAATCTGCTCCGGGAAATGCAGGATCACCCGGCGACGGGAAACGCCGCCGCTGCGGTCGGTAAAGCGCATCGGGTTATTGTTCACGGCCAGAATCACCGCCGGAATATGAGTGGAATACGCATCCTTGTATTTCGGGTCGACCGATACAGCATCACCGCCAGTGATGGCCTTAAGTCCTGCCCCGTCACCGCTCCATTTTTCCTGGTCAGGCAGACGGATAAGCGAGAAACCAATCAGTGCGGCACGTTCACGCGGTGATTCCAGCGTTTCGATGGTCGCCGACGTGGCGTTATCTTCCCCGGCGAGCATCGTTGCAATTTCGGCCAGAATACTTTTCCCGCTCCCTCCCGGCCCGGTCACCTCAAGAAAGAGCTGCCAGTCGTAGCGGTTCGCCAGCACCATAAACAGCGCGGCCAGAATCACGTCGCGTTTTTCCGGTCTGCCACCGGCGGCGCGGTCGAGCCAGCGCCAGAAATCCGGGGCGTGAGTTTCCAGCGTTTCACCCTCGACCGGCGGGGTAAAATCGACATCACAGAGCGTGCGCAGCCAGTGTGATTTATGGTGAGGGTTGAATGTGCCGGTGGCGGTATCGAGTACGCCGTTGCGAAAGCCAATCAGACGCCGTGCCGGGGCGTCCTGCTGCGGAATAATCAGTTTCAGGGTCTCCACCACTGAGGCAATTTTCCCCGACGAGAACGGGGCGCGCAGTCGCTGGAACAACCCGGCCACGTCGCGGGCAAAATCCGATGGCGGAATGATTTTCCATATCCCGGCCTCATAGCGGGACAGGAGCTGGCCGTTCGCATCCACGGCCAGCGCTTCACCGTAATGTTCATGCACCCGCATTGCCTTTTCACTGGTGCTCATGGCGGTAAATTCCGCCTCACTCATGGTAGTGAAAGGACTGTCAGCCGGTGGCTGGATGGCGTCATAAATCGCTTTCCGCGTGGCCTCCTCTCCTTTCTCTATAAACGCATCATTCCAGTCACCGAACACCGGCGGCAGGGCGACAATGCCTTCACAGGCTTCTGCGGCCGCCGCGGCTTTGTTCTGGCCGTCACCGTTAAGGTCACGGTCGGCGGCGAGCACAATCTGACAGGCCGGGTGTTTCTGACGGGCAAGGCTCGCCAGAGAAAGGAGGTTCACGGACGACAGCGCCACCATAACGGTTTCGCCGGTCAGGTGATGCACGGTGAGCGCGGTCGCATAACCCTCCGCTATCCACAGGCGTTTTCCGGCCTGTTTTTTCCCTTCGATGGTATGGCTCGCTCCTTTTACCGCCCCGCCTTTCAGGGTGCGTTTGAGACCGTCAGAATTAATAAGCTGAACGTTAACCAGTGCCCCGGCATCGTCATACAGCGGGACAACCATATCACCGGCGCGGAACGTCACGCCGCCGGTTTTGTGTGTGGCCGTCAGCATGACACACTCATGACCGGGGAATCCCTTGCGGGTGAGGTAGGCGTTGCCGCTGGCCGTGCGGGTTTTCTCCATGAGCTTAACGGCCAGCCCGGCCGCCGCTTTGCGGTCAGCATCGGTTTCAGCTTCTGCGGCCGCAATCACTTCCGGGGCGACCGGCGACAGATTTCCGGTGACGGCATTCACCTTTTGGGCGGCCTCGGAGGCAGATACATCGAATACCTTCTCAATCAGTTTCAGTCCGTCACCCGCGCCGCACTGGTTACAGAACCACGTCCCGCGCCCCTCTTTGTCATCGAAGCGGAAGCGGTCAGAGCCGCCGCACACCGGGCAGGACTGATGGCGGTTTTTAATCACCTTCACACCCAGCGCCGGGAGGATACGCGGCCAGTGGCCGCACGCCTGTTTTACGGTTTCCGTTACGTTCATTTTCATGGTTATTTTCTCCCTCAGTGCAATACAGGCGATGTGATATGACGGGCGCAAAGTTCATCCATCACCGCGAGCCCGAGAAAGGACAGTGAGGGCGCGGCCTTGAGTGGTCCGGCTTCCATTAAATCTTCCAGCAGTGCGCAGGCAATCTGACGGCCTTTTTCCTCACCGTGCTGACGCAGATAGAAACCCTCCAGCTCGGCGGCAATGGCGCTTTCCAGTGCATCGAGGGTGAGGTAGGGATAGCGGTGCTGACGCTCGCATACCGTCAGCCATGCACAGGCCACGGCGCGACGATACAGCGCGGCGCGTAATACGGGTGGTAATGGCTTTTTCATACGTTACCCTCCCCGGTCAGCCACTGCTGATTGCAGCGTTCGACAACGCCGTCGAGCTGGGCGGTCATGAGGTAAATCACGGAGGTGAGCTGTAAGTGCTGCGCCGGGTCACGACGAACGGTGGCGCAGTCCTGTACCTGCATCAGGTCGCCGACGAGCTGGCCGATGTTGCGCATGTGCTCAAGGCATTCGAGGTCACGGGCGGTAATGGTGGTGTGTTTCATGCGCACACCTCCGCAACCGGCAGACGGCCAGCAAACGAGAGGACGTAATCGCGAACGAGGGAAAGACGTGCGGCGTGTTCATCACCGGCAACGGTGCGAAGCATACAGATACGGGGTTTACGGTCTGCACGACGAACGCCGGCAAACACAAAGACAAACTGCGGGTGTGACGGGGTGAGGGTCGTAGCCATAGCGGCAATCTCCAATAAGTAGCGGTTATCGCCACCACCAGAGCTGCAAATCTCATGGGTGGTAGCCCGGACGGGGTTTGCAGTACCGGCCTTATTGGAAACCGGCCAGCCCGAGGGCTGCCCCGCCCGGACCACCATTATCTGACAGGAGCCACGGTGTAAGCACCACAGCCCGAAAAATAGGTGTGTCTGAGCAACGACATAAAAAAACACGCTCGGCGCGTGTTGTGTCGCCAATAAGTTACACGGGCTGCAAATCCCGGCTGCCGATTTTGCGACAGCGGGAAAACTATACCTGGAAACGACGAAAAGAAGCAAGCCAGAAAAAGGGGCTGTTTGCTGAACGGTCATCATCATGCGTCATAGCCCCGGTTGCGTTCGGCAATGCGGTCAGTCATCCATGCGGTGATTTCAGACTGCGCCCACGCCACGTTTTTTCCGCCCAGGCTGATTTGTTTCGGGAAAGCCTCGCGGCTGATGAGGTCGTAAATGGTTGACCGGGACAGGCCGCACAGATGCATCACTTCAGGCAGGCGGATAAAGCGCTCCTGAACGGCATCAGAGACCGGCATCAGCGGCGCGGCAGGGGCAGAAGACGGGGAAGAAAAAGCAGTGTGCATCGGGCTACCTCACAAAGTCCATACAGTGCCGGTCGTGTCCGTCCGGCTTCGGGTAGCTCTCTATTTTGTGAATATTTTCCTTCAGAGCAACAAGTCATTTTGTAGTGCTTCACCACACAACAGAGCGATTTTTGAACAATGGCAAAGCTCGGCGCGTGTTGTGTCGCCAATAAGTTACACGGGCTGCAAATCCCGGCTGCCGATTTTGCGACAGCGGGAAAACTATACCTGGAAACGACGAAAAGAAGCAAGCCAGAAAAAGGGGCTGTTTGCTGAACGGTCATCATCATGCGTCATAGCCCCGGTTGCGTTCGGCAATGCGGTCAGTCATCCATGCGGTGATTTCAGACTGCGCCCACGCCACGTTTTTTCCGCCCAGGCTGATTTGTTTCGGGAAAGCCTCGCGGCTGATGAGGTCGTAAATGGTTGACCGGGACAGGCCGCACAGATGCATCACTTCAGGCAGGCGGATAAAGCGCTCCTGAACGGCATCAGAGACCGGCATCAGCGGCGCGGCAGGGGCAGAAGACGGGGAAGAAAAAGCAGTGTGCATCGGGCTACCTCACAAAGTCCATACAGTGCCGGTCGTGTCCGTCCGGCTTCGGGTAGCTCTCTATTTTGTGAATATTTTCCTTCAGAGCAACAAGTCATTTTGTAGTGCTTCACCACACAACAGAGCGATTTTTGAACAATGGCAAATGCTGGCAAACAGATGCAAATCAATGCATTACATTGCAGCAACTTTAATTACTTTCACTTATATATTTCCTCATAATTAATCGGAAAAAAGACTAAATCCGACAACCCAGGCAAAAAGCAAAAGGTGAATAGTAGTGAACAGTCGGTGAACAGTTATACCCCCAACTATTCACCCTTTATCTTGCTGTATTACTTATCTTTTTCTTTTCAGTGAACAGTAGTGAATAGTTATAAGTAAAAAAACAAACGGTGAGTAGGGTTTTCCTGAGACCTTTCTCTGGCCAGCCGGGTTTTAAGGTTTGTTTGTACCATTTTTGCCACAACGGCAATGAATCGTGTTGTTGTGTCCGGCGCGGCAGAATCTCCTCAGATTGAAACGAAGAGGAGACCCGACATGACTCATACCGATGTTATTCCCGACTACCTTAAACCTGCAATGGAACGGCTTGAGACGGCCAGAGAGGAACATCTCATTAATGCCCGACACATGGATGAAACCACGGCGGCCATCAGCCAGGTGAAAGCACAAAAAAAGGAACTGGAGCAGGAAAACGGCAATGATTCCGGCGCATGGCGCGCCGCCTTTCGTGCCGGTGGTGCTGTCATTACCGATGAGCTGAAACAACGCCATCTGGCGCGCGTGGCACGGCGGGAACTGGCGCAGGAATGTGACAGCATGAACGAGGTACTATCTTTTGAGCTGGACAGACTCAAAGGAGCCTGTGACCGCACGGCCAGAGCATACCGTCAGGCACATCACGGCGTCCTCAGTCAGTATGCAGAGCATGAACTTGATGCAGCCCTGCGTGAAAGCTGCGGTGCCCTCATCAGAGCAATGAAACTCAACATACTGGTTCTGAATAATCCGCTTGCTAATACGACCGGGCATCAGGGATATATCGAACCGGAAAAAGTTGTGATGCAGCAGGTGAAAGCATGGCTTGAACAGGCCGTAAAGGACTGCAATATCCGTCTGACCGATGAACCGGTGCTGTTTAAAACAGGGCTGTCGGCTTCCACACTGCCGCATATGGAACATGACGTTGCGACCACGCCCGGTCAGCGAAAAGTCTGGCAGGAAAAAATGTGGGAACGTGAAGCTGACCTGAAAGCACGGGGGTTATTGTCATGATGCGCTGCCCTTTCTGCCGCACAGCGGCACACGTTCGCACCAGCCGCTATATGTCTGAGAGCGTCAAAGAGAGTTACCTGCAGTGCCAGAATGTGCACTGCTCGGCGACATTCAAAACGCATGAGTCCATCTTTGAAGTGATACGTTCGCCGGTCGTCGATGAGAAACCCGCGCCGGTGCCGACAGCCCCCATGGCACCCCGTCGGGTAAAAGGCTGCTACAGCTCGCCGTTCCGCCATTAATCAGGAGAGACAACCCGTGACCACTCTGACCTTACAGCAGGCCTATGACGCCTGTCAGACGAACAAAACCGCGTGGCTGAACCGTAAAACCGAACTGGCCGCCGCAATGCAGGAATATCAGGAATTATTGCTGGATGACAATGTATCAGGCTCCCGCAGATTACAGATGCTGCGTGACCTGATTGACGTAAAAAAATGGGAAGTTAATCAGGCCGCCGGTCGCTACATCTTCTCGCATGAGGAGGTGCAGCGCATCAGCATCCGTAACCGGCTGCATGATTTTATGCAGCAGAACGGCGCAGAGCTGGCCGCCGCACTGGCACCGGAGCTGATGGGGATTAAAAACCAGCCCGCGATGATAAAAAATCGCGCGCTTGACCGTTCAGTCTCTTACCTGAGAGAAGCTCTTTCCGTCTGGCTGACCGTTGAAAATGAAATTAATTATTCTGCACAGGATAAAGATATTTTAACGGCCATCGGATACAGGCCTGACGCGCCTTCGCGGGATGATAATCGTGAAAAATTCACCCCTGCACAGAACATGATTTACACCCGTCGACGCGCCGAACTGGCCGCGCAGTAGCCTGTCAAAAAATCCCCGTAAATCCCGCTATTTTTAACGAAATAAGCCATGCATCCATAAGGTGCATGGTTTTGCATGCGTTTTTTCGTTCCGGCATGACAGACCAGCGCCAGTCGTGGCGCGGCCTGAGACCACCTTTGCACCTGCATTAAAAGCGGCCCATTAAGCGGGCAGGCGTGGCGGGGAGAGCATTGCGCGCGAGCACGCTGATTAATTTTTTAATTATCGAAGCACACCACATCGACAGTATATGCTTAAAACAAAAATGTAGGATAAATGGTTTTAGAAAATAAATATTAGATTTTATGGGGGGTAAAAAAAGAGTCTGTTCAATTTTTAATTAATAATCAAGAGGCAAAACTAATTATTTAGTGTTCAACCGATTTAGATTGCTATGTGTTTTTATAAGTAATAATAGGTTCAGCATTTACATGCTAAGATTTGGTTTTGCAAAGTTGTTTTCGTGAAAAAAAACCGCTGTTAAGCGGCTTTCATGGTGTAACTAGTCATGACCTTTATTATAACTGCTCTTACTCTAAATATTTATCAACCTTCTTCTGTAACCAATCAATAGTTATCTCAAACAAACCCATATCGTCATCACTGACATCATTGGCATGAGCGTCACCTCTTGTTGAGTTTATAATGGTCATATATTGAGAGAATTTACTTTTTTCATTGTTGAAAACTTTTTCAAAATCAGACCAGTTTTTTTCAATTACTTTCCTTAAATCCTCGAAATATAGTTTGGATTTGAATATTTCACTGAATTTTAACAATGAAAGGCTCTTTTGCCTATCGGGTGGAGATATAATGGCTAAAAATATCTCTTTGGCCTTCTCGGGGCTGTGTTTATATTTTAATGAATGACTTATAAGCTGCCTTAAGTCAGTTTCAAGTTTATTTCTTCCTTCACAAAGACGATGCCATTTTTCTTCTCTGGTTGTTGGCATCAGTCGGATGCGACTCTGAGTGTTTATATATGACGCAATGGTTTTAATTGTGAAGTGAAAATTTTCAGCATCACGTTTTACAAGGCCATAACCAATTAAATGCTCTACTAGTTTTTCTGACATGCCGAAAAATTCGGTAAATGTTTTTTGGTCTCCTGCTGCCAGATATTCAATGAGTTGGTATTCATCAGGATATCGTTCACGTAAAACAGTTATGATAAGGTCTAGATAATCAACAATGCTATTATTTATCTCTTCTCTTTTTCTCTCATATTCATATTTGGTTATAGAAATGCTTTTTAACCCTTTCTTTTCTTTGAATAAATGGCTGCAAACTTGTCTTATTATAAATGGGTGCCCTCCGAAATCATCTGTTAGATAGGTATAAATTTCGTCATCAAAACTCATCCCCATATAATTTCCGATTGTACTCACCATTTCCTTTACCTCATTTGCGTCAAAAAAAGGAAGATACGAAGGGGAGATAAATCTATATATAGGATTGTCGTAGGTGTTGACTATCGGAGTTTCAATTGAAATCGGATTGACACCTGAAATCATAACGGAAAAAAGATCTTGTCTTTTTTGAAATAATGATCGTAAAGCTTGCCAGAAATAGATAAAATCTAAACTCTCTTTCCAATGAATAGTTGGGGATAATGTGAATGTTATGTTTTCAATTTCATCTAAAGCAATTAACAAACGCTTGCCTTTAAAATGGTTATATATTGATTCAATGTCTCTTTCGAAGCATATAGAGGCATTTTTTTCTGTGTAGTCGTCTTCGCTTGAAAGTTTAAGATGTTTCGGTAGTGAGTATTTTTTTGAAATATCGTTTACGATGAAGAATAAGCATTCATTCCATCTGCGCATGTGAAATGATGTTTCAGAACAATCCAAATAAACATTTGGCTCGTTCCTTACATCCATCATTCTCAATATTGCATAAATAACAGATGTTTTGCCAATTCGCCTTAATCCAAATAAGGAGCTACATTGGCCTGTTTGATATTTTCCGTATAAAGATTGTATTGCTTCATGACGCCCAAAGAAATACGTGTCTGTTTTTAGAGGGGTTTCATAAGAGAAAAGGTCTCGTTCATAAAAACTTTTCTTTAGTCGGTTTACTTGTAATTCACTTGAGTCTGGATTATTAATGAGTTCATCGTAAGTAAAGGGTACTATTATTCTTGACTCTTTGTCCTGTAAAATAATACCTTGTACTTTTTCTGAAACTTGATCATCTTTACTAACGATAAAAACACATAATTTATCTAATCTATTTTGATAATCACCCATTAATTTATCAACAAAATCAAGGCATCTCGGCATAAAATGTGACGAAGGAGTTATTAAAACCAATACCTCACGAGAGAAGTGAAATTGTTCTGAAATTTCCCGGGTAGGTTTTGCAAAGAAAAAATGATACTCACTGTTTTTGAAGTTTGCTGACTTGAAAAAAGTCACAAACCAAATTTGTGAAACAGCTTCAATTATTTTTTTCTCATTCTGGCTTCTAGTTTCAATATTTAGTGTTGATAAAATACCCGGTTTATCGAAACTTTGAGTGCTGTGTTGCATTATTACCCCTTTTATTAATACAAGTAATTAGAGTACCATTCTAACATTTGTCTTCTGCTTTCAAGATACGAGGCATGGTTATATACACCTCTTATGATATTTTTATCAGCATGAGCTAGCTGCATTTCTATCCAGTTACTATCAAAACCTTGTTCATGCAATATTGTCGACATCGTGTGTCGAAAACCGTGACCTGTCGCACGTCCTTTATAGCCCAGCAGTTCAATTACTTGTGACACACTTTCTTTAGAGATCGGTTTGCTACGGTTGTTCCTGCCAATAAAAATATAAGGGTAGTGACCAGTAATAGGCTTGAGTTGCTTGAAGAGGTCGATTACCTGAGTAGACAAAGGAACGATATGAGGCCTACGCATTTTCATCCGTTCAGCAGGGATTTCCCATATACCTTTCTCAAGATCAACCTCATCCCACGTGGCAAAGCGCATCTCCTGCGTTCTTACACCAGTCAGCATGACTATCTTCGTAGCATTTTTGGTGATGATGCTACCGGTATACGCTTCGAGATCTCGAATAAAATGAGGCAATTCTTCGGCAGATAGAAATGGATGATGTTTTTGCTTAGGAACGGCCAGAGCGATGGCTAAATCAGGAGCAGGATTGTATTCAGCGCGACCAGTTATGATTGCGTAGCGATAAACCTCACCGCACCTCTGACGCACCTTACGTGTTTTCTCTAGCGCTCCACGCTTCTCTATCCTCCGTAGCACCTCAAGCAGTTCCAGCGGTTTAATCTCATTTATAGGGCGCTTACCAATGAACGGGAAAACATCTTGCTCAAATGTTTTGATGATTTCTTCGCGGTAGGCCACTGTCCAGCGATCGGCTTTGTTAGTGTGCCATTCTCGACATATGGCTTCGAATGAATTCTCTGTTGAGAGTTGCTGTGCCAGCTTTTGGGCTTTACGTTCTTCTACTGGGTCTATGCCGCTTGCTACCTGCTTACGAGCTGTATCGCGTTTCTCACGTGCTTCTGCGAGGCTCACAAGGTCGTAGCGGCCAAATGACATTAGCCGTGCTTTACCGGCAAAACGAAAGCGGAAGCGCCAGCCCTTTGAGCCGTCTGGATTGATGAGTAATGACAGGCCTTGTCCATCGTTCAATGTGTAGGGCTTGTCTTGGGGCTTTGCTCGTTTGATTTGTATGTCTGTAAGTGCCAT